AGATCCTGTTCGGTCAGATGTGATTTCAGCCTCGGTAATTCCCGTTGGTTCTTCTGGTGGTTCTTCATTGTATTTAGGTATGCCAAGGTTAGGATCACCAACATTGGTAGCACTTGGCTTGCCATCGTCAGTTTGTTGCTTGCTGAACTTCTTGAGGAAGTCAGATGTGTTGCCTTTAATCGGAACTTGGGGTTTAGCCTGTAGTTCCTTGATTACTTCATTGGTGTCGTTTGGGTCTGCCATAAATTATCCTTCGTCAAGGTCTGGGTCAATTGTGCTATCCGCTGGTTCTTCATGCTTTCGAGTAGCTTTTGTTTTTTTGAATTCTCCTTGCTCCTCAGTTCCAATAGCTTCAATAGTTTTGATTGCATGGATTAACGTGGTTACTCCGTCTGGTGGATTTACATTAAGTAGTAAATACGCCTGTAGTTTGTTCCAATCTTCGTGTGAGGTTATCGCTGCACATAGGGATTTTACTTTTTCTGTTGTCATGTTTCTTCTTCGGTTTCAACTTCTTCGGTTTCCATTTCTTCTGGTTCTTCTTCGCCCTGCATTGCTGCTTGCTTGGCCTTTTCTTTCTGAATCTCAGCGCGAGCTTTAGCCTTCTGAAGCGCGAGTTGGGTGATACCTTGTTCCTTGCGTTGCTCGGTGCGTTGAGCGTGACTGATAGAAGCCTTGCCAATCGAGATGTCGGCAAGTTTCTTTTTGGTGTCGATGTCGATACCAGACTTAGCAGCGAGGTATTGAAGTTTGATGTCTTCCTCGGAGTTTGGTTGACCTTGTTTCTGAGCTTCAGCTTCAGCCATTTGAACGTAAACCTGTTGGAGTTCGTCAGCCATACCTTGAACCTCGCCCATGCCTTGCATGAATTGTTTCAAGAAGTCCTTCTTAGATTCGTCTTTGCTGATATACTCAACGTGCGCCATGATGTGTCCACCCTTGAATTGAATGGAACGAACCGCCAACGATAGGTCTTCCAGTTTGGGTTGACCTTGCTGGATAGCCTGCATATTCATCTGCAATTGCATTCCTAAGTCTTGGAAGTGACCTTGAACGTGTTCGATGTGCGGATCAGTTGGCAACACAGGGAAGTTAGTTGGATTGACAAAAGCATCTGTCATGCCAGCATTTTCAAATCCGATGATGCGAGCTGTATCATCAATCTTGCTTGGCTTGGTATTGCGGTAACGAGCTACGTTGTCTCGTCCAGATAGCGCGGCGATTGCATCCTTAACTGCATTCTCTTGTCCTTCGTTTGCTGGAGTAATTGCTGTGATGTTCAGCAATTTTTCTGCCGTGATAAGTTTGAACGATGGACTGCCTGCTCCGCTGATAAGGTTGGATCGGATGCTGGTGATATTTTTAAATGCCGCAGCTTCTTTAGGCGTTCCAAGTTCTTCAAGAACCTCATAGAACTTCTTGACATACTCATATCCATCATCGCTGGATTTTGCGCTTACAAAGCGTTTGTAGAGTTGCTTGAAGTAAAGAGTTTGGCACTCGTTGAATCTACGAATCTGAGTTCCAGATAGTTTGGCTGACTCAGCCGCATCCAATTCTGCTTCGCCTTTGGTGCGTTGCTTGCCTCCAGCAGTAGGAGCATTGATGCGATACTGACCCATGCCCCGATACATATCTCCCATGAAGAACTGCATGAATCCCATGCTTTCTGCTACAGGAAGTTGGAAGCGGTTCTGGATGAACTTAGCACCATCTGGCATTACGCTGATTGGCAACCATTCCATTTGCTTCAGCATCTTAGTTGCGTCTGGCCCTTGCCCTTCGATCATCAACATGGAGTTTAGGCGCACGGCATCTACCAGCGAGTTCATTGTAAAATCATACTGACGGCAAGCGACAAACGCCGATTCCGCTTGGCTTTTAATATCTTGGAAGAGTCCACTACCAACCGAGTCGGTCAGCATATACAGAATCTCATCCCATGAATTATATAGCCCAACTTTAAGCATCATAAACCCGTGTTGTGTTCTAACATCATCTTCGCTGATCTTTCCAGCACCTTTGATGTTGGAGTTGATGTAGTCAGAGATTGGCTGGTAGTCTTGAAGGATGATCGCTTTTGAGATTGTGCCGTCAAACTCCCTCCAGTAAACCTCGAAAAGATCAATCTTTTGGTTTACCGACAATGACCAGTTAAATCCTGACTCGCTAATCGTGCGGAAGAAGTCTTCACGGGTTTTGCGGTGATTTGTAAATGCACGATGGAAACGGATAGCGTCAATTGCTGCATCCACATTCCAACCCATTGCTTCTGCCGCTGCACGATTCTCAATCTTCTTGTAGAGTTCGTATGGAGTAAAACGGACACGGCGAACGAATTCCTCAAGGTTAGAAAAGTCAATACGGATGTCATCTGGAAAAAGAAGATCAGAAAGAAAAACGTGTTCTGGCATCCATCCCATAGGAGAATCCCACATTCCGACACCTTTTCCATACAACAGCATTTCCTCAAGGTCTTGCTCTGCGTTGTAGAGATACCCCGGCCATTCACGCAAGGCTTGGTCGAATGCCGTAGTAATGTTTTCGGTATTTACGAGGCGTTCTTTCTCGTTACCATACTTTGTCTTGATTGTGCAACAAGCCTGACGTTCGGTGATGACATCGTAATAACTGGACTTCTGGTTATCAACGATGAATCCAAGCTGTCCGTAATTAACGTCAGATTGCCAAGGTAAACGCTTCTCCGCGAGCTTACTATACCCAGTCGGAGGAAACATCTTATACGCTTTGTATATACGAATGCGTTTGTTCTCACGCCCGATGTTAGCCAACCTTAAATTATTCGCTATGTTCCAACAATGAGAGGCATTGGAGATTCGTGTTTCTGGTGGTTTGCCATTCTCATCAAGAGTGGCTAAAGAAAAGTTGTCATTTCCGATTGAGAGCATAGAATTTTATATTTATCGTTTACGATAATGAGTTCAAGGCATTTCTTCGTTTGTTGCACGAACTACACCCGCGAGCCTTATGCTCAAGTTGAGTTCCAAGAACTTTGTCCGTAGCCGCAGCTACTGTGTGAATTGCTTGTGCGATACGATCACCAAGACCATCGCTATACCAACAACGCTCACTTGGTTGACGTTGGCAGATTTGATCTTCGACCATCTGTTCAATGTTACTTGGAAGCTCAACCCCATTTGAGCGATAATCTTTCTGGATGTTCTGAATCAAACTACTACATGTGCTTCCGTAAACTACAGCGGGGAACGTAAGGTTATTACGCTTGATCTCATATTTGAAATACCAACCCCCAACAGGTGCGAGATTTTTGTTTTTAAGTTTCATCTTGCCTTTCATCCGAAAATATATTTTCTTATTGATATGTCAAGAGTTTTTTCTTCAAGCAAAGGTATTCGTCGTTATGGTATTCAATTCCCAGAAAACATGGATGACCTTGGTATTGAACTATACTGCTACGCTATAAGCCGAGGGGAATATGGTAAAGACTACTGCATCAAACAAAATATAAATCTTTCAGATTTTAAGTTACTTTTACCGCATGAGCATTTTATCAATGCAGTTAAACTCCAATGGCCGACTGAAGTTTCGATTGTAAACGGAAAATACACCAATATACAGTTGTTAAGAACACTTGAGGAACTTTGCAATAACCAAGACATTTGTTTGGCTGGAGCCGCTTCAATGGGGAAAAGTTTTCCAGTCGGTCTTTGGATTTACCTTGATTGGTGTTCTGCCCCGCATTGCACTTCTTCATGGGTAGCTACTACTACCTTGGGAGCATCCGAAGATCGTATCTGGGGCATCATCTCAAAACTCTATAAATGCGCTCGCGTTCAGATTGGTAAGTTAATCGACTATCGCCACATGATTGTTTGGGGTGGCGCGTCCAACGATGAAGATAAAGACTACCGCAATGCTATTAAAGCCCTTGCGTTCCAGTCAGGCAACGAGGGTCAGAAGGCTATTGATACTACCCGTGGTCGTAAAAATGATCGCGTTCGTCTTGCCCTTGATGAGTTACCAGAAATGGAACTTGGAGCGATTACCGCCAAGGTAAACTTATCCGCGAATAATGATATTACGTTTATCGGTATTGGAAACCCGTCTGCTGGCGATAACCCTCATACCCGTTGGGCAATTCCAAAAGATCAATCAAACTTTGATTCTGTTTCTCCAAACATGGATAAGTGGGAAACTGGCACTGGAGTTTGTTTGTTTTACAATGGTATGCGTAGTCCTAACTTCGCCTTC